CGAAATTCTGGAGAGCTTCGGGTACCCGCTGTATCTGCACGGTACACTCGAAGCGGGTGAGGCATATCCTGACAGCTTTTTCACCTACATGAATTTCAGTACCCCGGAATCCGCGTTTTATGACAACGCCCCGAACGGAGCAGTCTGGGGCTACTATGTGTATTTTTACAGCACAGACCGCCTGACAGCCGAAACGGTTTCCGAACAGGCACGCCAAGCGCTGCGGGATGCCGGGTTTACCCCGAACGGCAGACCGATTGACGCAAGATCAGACCGGGAAACACATACGGGGCGTATGTTTACGGTCAGGGGATATGAAAGCTATAAGGAGGAATAAGTTATGGGAAAAGTAGCAGAGTTCCGCGGCTGTGATCATCTCAGGATTGCAGAGATCACAGCCGATGACAACAGTACAGGCGGCGGTTCGTATACCACCGGAACAGTCATCAATCTTTGTGAAGTGGCGCAGATCACCAAAAACACAGAGCAGTCCAGCAAGGTGCTGTTCTACGATAACAAGGCGCAGGATACTGTTGACGGTGTCGGTGCGGATACGGTCACACTGATCGTTCCGGCATTGGTGCTGTCAGCCCTCGCCAAGATCACCGGTGCGGGCATCGACAAGACAACCGGCGCATATATCGACCGCGGCAATAACAACAAGAAGAAGTATTATGCTCTGGGGTACCGTCTGAAGCTGACTGACGGCACCTACAGATACGTTTGGAAGCTCAAGGGGAAATTCACCAATACCCCGGATGAGTCGGCTGACACGGAAAGCAACGACATCAATACCAGCAATCAGACGGTACAGTTTACAGCGATCGACACGATCCACGAGTTTGAAAACGGCGGCGCAGCACGCTCGGTTTACTGTGACGAGCGCGACGGCCTTGCAGTGCTGACGGACTGGTTCAATGGTGTCAAGACGCCGGATGATCTGCCGAGCGCCAAGACCAACTGATAATACAAAAATACAAGGGCGGGGCGTGTGCTCCGCCTTTTTTGCTAGGAGGATATTATGATTCCTGATCTGAAAATTTATAACGGCAGAAAGGTCGAAAAGACCTATCATGTCGAGGAAATTGACCTGCTGTTCGGTGTTGTGGACGATAACGGCATCGTGCCGGACCGTCGGCAGAAAGAGCCGGAAAAATCGTGGGTGGTGGACTACATCACACCGCTCCACAAGCACAAGCAGGAGTTGGAGCGCCGTGTAGAGCACAAGCAGGCGGAGCTCGATGCGGCAAAGCAGGAACTGCGGGACTTCACGGCAACGCTGCGGCAGCTGATGGAGGACACGACATGAAAGCGCTGCGGGACTTCACGGCAACGCTGCGGCAGCTGATGGAGGACACGACATGAAAGCGATCAAATTTGAAGGCAGAAAAAACAGCCTTGTCAATATCCCGGCAATGGACATCCGCGACGAGACAAAAGCCTTGCAGAACATCATCGGAGGTTATCTCGAAGCCGTCCGGATCTCGGAGGACGCTGTAATGCTCGTGGATGAGGACGGCTATGTAAAATGCCTTCCGCCGAATCCGGCAGCATCGGCATTCGCCGGACAGATGATCCTCGGTACAGCGCTTGTCGTGGGTCTGGCAGAGAATGCCGACGGTGAGCTGTATTTTACAGACGTTCCGGCGCGGTTCGGCTTCACAGAATAAAGAAAGCGCCTGACCGGAAACCCCGATACAGGCGCATAGAAAAATGTACATCTATAGTTTATCAGAAAGGACGTGATTTGTCAAGTGGATATTGCAGATCTGAACCTGTCCGTGCGGGCATTCAATGCCGTGTGCCGGGCAGGGATCAAGACGATCCCGGAGCTGTACCACAAGTACCAGCTCGAACCGGAGTGGCTGCACAGGGAGATCGGCCCGAAGCACACGCACGAGGTCGGGGATGCTCTGGCACTGCACCGGGAGGAGGTATTCCGAGAAAATCACAGGGCAGCGCAGCAGGCGCTCACACAACTCACCAACGACCCGCAAAGCGGGCTGAATACAAAGGAGGACCATGACTATGGAAACACAGGTAACCATCACACTGACGCTGACGAGGGAGCAGCTTCTCTCCCTTCTGGGGAATGCCCCTGCCGTATCTGCGGCACCCGCAGCAGCATTGCCGAGTGCAACGACTGCGACGCCCGCAGCTCCCCTGTCTGCCCCTGCTCCGCAGCCTTCTATGGTGTCGGCACCGTCCCAGTTGGCTGCCCCGCCTGCTCAGGTTCAGGCTCCGTCCCCGTTGCCGGCAGTACAGCCGATGCAGACTCCCGTGCAGATGCCGGCTCAGACGGCTCCGCAGACGTACACCGTGCAGCAGCTCGGGCTGGCAGCGAGGCCGCTGATGGAGCAGGGCAGACAGCAGGAGCTGCTCGCACTGATGGCGGAGTTCGGAGTGCCGTCGATCGCAGCACTCCCGGAGGGCAGCAGAGCGGACTTTGCGGCTCGCCTCAGAGCAATGGGAGGGCAGATCTGATGGGCGCTCATGCAGTCCTGTCACCGTCCGCAGCGCACAGGTGGAGCCACTGCACTGCCTGCCTGAAGCTCGAGCAGACGATCCCCGACACCGGCAGCAGCTACGCTGCCGAGGGGACGCTGGCGCACAGCCTGGCGGAGCTCTGCCTTCGGAAACATTTCGACAACATCCCGGACGATGAGTACGTCAGACGCCTCGGGGAGATCCGCTCCGATCCGATGTTCAACCCGGAGATGGAGAGCTACGTCGGGCTGTACATCGACACTGTGCTCGGCGTGTGCTACGCTTTCCTTGATCCGCCCTACGTAGTGGCCGAGAAGCGGCTTGACATCTCGCACATCGCCCCGGAGTGCTTCGGAACGGCGGACTGCATCGTCATCAGCGCAGACACGCTGCACATCTTTGACCTCAAGTACGGCAAGGGCGTGCAGGTATCCGCAGAAGGCAACCCGCAGCTCAGGCTCTATGCGCTGGGCGCCGTGCGGGCATACTCGCTGCTCTACGACATCCGCACCGTCACCATGCACATCGTGCAGCCACGGCTGGACAACTATTCCGAGGAGACGCTCACGGTCGATGCGCTGACCGCATGGGGCAAGACAATCAAGGGCAAGGCGGAGGAGGCATACAGCGGCACGGGTACGTTCTGCGCCGGGGAGTGGTGCCGCTTCTGCAAGGCTAAGAGCGTATGCCGGGCGAGAGCCGAGGCGATGCTCGCTCTCGAGGAGCCCAAACAGCGGATGGAACAGGGCGAAACTCTGGCCGATGATGAGATCGGCGGCATCCTGCTCCGGGCACAGACGCTCGAAAACTGGGTCAAGGGACTGGAGACCTACGTCCAGGAGAAGCTGCTGGCTGGCGGAGAGATCCCCGGCTGGAAGCTCGTCGAGGGCAGGAGCGTCCGCACGATCACCGACACCGACAGGGCGTTCGAGGTGCTCACCGGCTCCGGCTATGATGCAGACCTGCTCTATGAGCGCAAGCCTCTCGGTCTGACCGCCTTAGAGAAGCTCTGCGGCAAGAAGAAGCTGACGGAGCTGATCGGCAGCTATATCACGAAGCCCGCAGGCAAGCCGACACTGGCACCTGAGAGTGATAAACGCAAGGCATTAAGCAAGAAGAAACTCGAAGAAATGTTCAAGGAGGACTAAAACATGTTGAATCAGAATCAGTTTACCACCGGAGAGACCCGCCTGAGCTATGTGCATCTGTACGAGCCGTACAGCAGTAACGGCGGCGAGGCGAAGTACTGCACGACTGTGCTGGTACCCAAGAACGACGTGCAGACCAAGGCACGCATCGACGCTGCGATCGAGTACGCCAAGCAGAAGGGCGTGGCGGAGAAGTGGAACGGCGTGCTGCCTCCGGTCGTGGCGCTGGCGATCTACGACGGCGACGGTGTACGCCCCAACGGTGAGCCGTTCGGCGCAGAGTGCAAGGGTCACTGGGTGTTCACAGCATCCAACAATAACCCGGTGCAGATGGTGGACGCCGGCATGAACCCGATCCTGCAGAAGGGTGAGTTGTACTCCGGCT